TATCTCGGGGTAAAAAATAAGAGCCGGGCACTGGTTACAGCATCCGGCTCAGCTTTTAACTTAATTAACTTGCTTTAGTCATTTAGACTAGAGGGTTGCCAACATAAGAGTCGTCACCACCTAAGGGGGTAGCTCCAAAGGAACCTGTCGTGTAATCTACGCTGATTCTATCAACGAAGTCCACGCTCTTAGCAATCTTGATACTCTTAAGCAATCCAATTGCTCTTCCATCATTGACAGTGGCTAGACCGTAGCGCTCACGAAGTTTCATCTTCATGATGTCACGGGCCGGATCGTTCCACTCATCCATCGTGATGTCTTCGTCAACAACCATGATACCAAGCTCATTGATATCAGCAAACACAATATCAGTTGTGTTATTCGAGACGTTAAACGTCATGTAGGGCGAAACAATGATGTTGAAGTTAGTCGGGAACAACGACGGAACACGAGTAAACGTGGTGGCGATGTTTTCCGGATTCGAAACATAAGTGTTCCGATTCAAAGCTGTTTGGTTCCAAGCAGCACCGGCATTGCCTGCGTTGCCCTGGGGCATTTGCCATAGCATCGACCGATCACCTTGGTTAAAGCCAAACAATCTCGACATACCATCTTCAGCAAAGATTCTCCATGCAAACGGGTGCATGATTAAGGTATTTGGCATGAAGCCAGAGTCTACCATTGTGCTCCATGCTTTGAAGATGTCATCCAAAGTTAGAGTACCGTTGTAACTACCCGAAGCGTTTCTGCCTGTCGAGCTTGGATAATCCGAGCTTTCGTTGTGTATGAGGATTATACCGTTATTAACTATTAGGTTAGCAACTTTACTTTCCTTTAGACGAGCCATGGCTCTGCCCGCTGCGCGGAAATTCATGGATATGATGTCAAACTGACTGTATCGTTTCTGCTCTTCGGTAACCTTGAGTGCGATACCGCTTTTTCCGATGATACATTCCGTCTGCCCACCCATTTCCATGGTGCCTTCCGGGTATTCTTCGCCTTCTGCTAAGTCAGCAGCACCATTAGCTAGAGCACCAAATGTCGGGAAAGACACCCGTGTACCGTGGCTGTAGTTGATTCTTTGGAGTAAAGGAGTAAGAACCAAAGCAGGTTCAATGGCCTCACGAATCAAAGTACTGATGACTCTTGGAGTCATCAAAGGCAAGTCGGTGCTGAAGTTATCTCGCATAATACGAGTAGCTGCAACATCCTTTTCTAGTAGCTGGTCAATTGTGATTTGCTCCGAAGAGTTATCCAAGTAACCGTTCTTTGTCCAGACCTTTCTAATCTTATCTAGATTAGCTCTGTCTTTTCTGGCTAAAGGGGTATCGCCAAAACCAAGAATGTCTTCATCCTTGCTTTCTTTCGACCTTTCTATTTCAGCCTTTAAGTCTAGAAGAACTTTCTTTTGCTCTTCATTATCGAACACATCAAATAAATTATCTTCCATGTTATGTCTCCTATTAAAGGCGAATTAGAAGGGTCATTGCCCAGTACTTCTTCGCGGCGTCCGCTTTGGCGCCAAGGAAGAATCCAGGTACACCCTTAGTTCCTGAGCCAGACAAAGCTAGTCCTGGCACAGTCTGAATCTTAGCAAGTTGCGAGTATTCAGTTGTAGCTTCCGAGCTGATTGTGAAATCAGACAACTTATCGACAAGTGTGTCTCCTTGTGCTGTGGTGCCTCCTCCAATACCTAGGTACACCTTCTTAAGGCAGCGGCCCACTACTCGGTCATGCAAGTCAGAACCAGCATAAGTAATATCATAAGGAGCAGTGCCAAAGTTCTTAACTGGAGCGTAACGCCCGGCTAAGTGAGTGCCAGCTGCATGAGTGGGGAACGTAGGCGACGGGGACATAAAAGCAACACCGTGGCGCTTACCAGCACCAAGCATGATTGCATCACCGGGCTCAATATCCCATTCGTCCGAGTTAACACAAGGGACTTGAATAACGTAGTCAGTGACAACACCTACAGCCGAATTTCTCTTGTAGTTCGTATAGATCGACTCAAGAATGAAGCTGTACACCGGCTGGTAGCAAACACCAATCGGCTTAACACGCCCTACAGCAGCATCGCCAGATGTGCTGGGTAGCGTCCAAACATTGGAAGCACCATATTGGATTAGACCGCCGGAATCACCTGCGCCTGTTCCAAGGACGGCAGGAGTCATCTTGCCTTCTGCGACGGTATTGCCGCCTGTTACCATACCCACTAGGGTACCTGGTTCTAGAACAATCGGATCGTGATGTAGTTCATCTATCCGTGTATGTGCCAAACCCGTCCAAGCTTCTTTAGCTGTAGCGCCAGCAACTGGACGCACACCTTCACAAAGCTCATTGTAATACGGGCGAGCAACTTCGTAACCTCTTGCTATTCTAATAGCCATATTTAACCTCTATTATATTCCAAGGCCTTCAGATAGACTATCGATTGCTCTTTTCGGAGCGGCTAGTCTCTTTTCTGTCGGAGAGTTCCCCGTATTTCTTGGGGTTGGGTCTGATACTTTGTCTTTGCTAATTATCTTATCAGCGGGGGTAGCTTTGGTATCAGTCTTGTCAACAGGTAGTTGATCAATTTCTAACATAAGATCCGCTAGGGAATCCTGTAAGGATTCAATCGATCGTGCAGATAGTTTTTCAACATACATATCAACCGACAGTTCCTTTCCATCTTCTCCCTTCGGGAGAGCTTTGCCAAAACGAGTTTTCATGCTCGCCAGCGACATAGCAAGTGTCTGCGACATTTTGTCTTGCATTGTCTGCGCGTCATTAGTTAACCTTTCGATTTGACTATCCTTAGCTTCGACCTGTTTTTCTGTTTCTGTTAGTTTGGTCTGGGCTGTGGCTAGCTGATCTTTTAGGCTGCTGATCTCGTTCTTAGCGTCTTCGAGTTCTTTTTCCATTTCAGTGTCCTTTTTAGAAGTAGTATCTAAATCGTTCGCCTTATCAAGATTTCGCTCCACATCTGACGCTCCTGGAGAGATTCCGCTATCAGGCAGACGGCCATTAGAGGGCTCGTCTTCCACCAGGGTATCACTAGAAGATATAGCATGCTTGAGCTTGTCCGCAGTTGCAGGGCTTACTACAACTACTGTCTTCTTATTAGTAGATTGACTCTTACCACTAAGAAGGCTTAGTTCACCATCCTCGTCACTCAGAGAGAAATTTCGTACCGTCTCTTTTCTCCCTATGATTTGGCTGGCAATATAATTTGATTTATTCCAAGAATCTTTGGCGTCGGTCCACTGAAAGTTAGTTAACTTTGCAGCAG